GGGATTTCCCCCGCCGCTTCTGTCACTCGCCTGCCGGTTCGGCCTGGGCGAACTGAATACCGTCAATGAACGCAACATTGCCGTAATCTTCAATGACGAAGTCATCATTTGAGGACTGGTACGTTGCGACACGGTTGTACTCCGGCTCTTCCTTGATCGTCCGGCGCAGACCGCCACGCTGGTAGTAAATCGACAGGTTTTTGAACGGGGTGATCAGCACGCCATTCACCGGGAAGTAAGGCGCGATAAAGGTCGGCATATTGCCTACGCGCTCCTGCGCGACAATCAACTGACCGGCCAGCATTTCGGTATTCGGGTTGGTCTGGCTTAACGCGTTGATGGCCGAGAAATTGCTGCTCGTCAGCAGGTCGCCCGCCAGAATCACCACGTTATCCGGGTTACGCTTATGCCATTCATCCATCAGGCTGTTTTTGGCGTCGTACACCGCAGCGCCAATGTTGCCGTAGGTGCCTTTCGTTACAACCTTGTTATCCTCATCGCGCGAGGTGATCGTCACATTAGAAATGACGCGGTGCGGCGCTTCCTGGCGGATTTTTTCCAGCCAGCCAATACCACAGTCCTGCAACAGCGGGTTAGCAGCGCGGTCAGACGGATCGCTGTACTTAACACCGTTAAAGCCAATCATGATGCGATCGAGCGACATCTGACGGGCCATTGCCTTGCTGATCAGCGGCTGGAACTCCGGCATATGCGCCCACGCATCAAGCTGTTCATAGCTGATGCCATAGTCATAGTTGACCTTGCGGCACATGTAGTCGAACGGCTCCATTGAATGATTAGAGCCAGGGTTGCGACGACTGGTGACGCTGTTGTTTACGCCAGCCATCGGGCCTTTACTGCCGATCAGGACTTTCTGACCGATCTGCTGGTTGACGCCGAACACGTTAATTTTGCTCAGGAAAGAATCATCCTGCTGCGCGGCCTGCTCCAGACGCTGCTGACGTGTCGGATCTACAGCGAATTTTGCAGCAACAGCGGCGGTTGATACGCCGTTGAGCTGTGCCTGCCGGGCGATGTACTGATCAAACAGCTGGCGGGTATTGTTATCCATGTTCTCTGCTCTCTTTGTGAATATCAGTAATCAGCCAGTTGCGCGTTAGCGCCACCGCTGGTGGGTTCCCGCTGGCTGAAATTGGCGTCAGTGCTTCCCAGCTTGCTGGTCAGCGCGGCAAGATCGGAGGTCAGCTTCTGGATGGCCTGGCTGTCCTGCTCGCGGGCGCGGCTCAGGTCATTAAAACTGTCCAGCAGATCGGCATGGGACTGGGCGACGTTCTCCACGGCGTCACGCACCTGGCTGAACTGCTCACCGTCAGATTTACGGCCTTTGCCGATAATCCCCATGACGCGCCCGAACCACTGCTTACCTTCATCGCTGCGCTGCTCGGCCAGTTCGATAATTTCTGCCTCAATGGCATCGGTGAACAGCGGGGCTTCACCTTGCTGATTGTTGAAGGACATAACCTGCTGACGCTGCTGCGCGGCAAATTTCAGGCGCTCGGTGCCGAGGCTGGCCGGGGTATCGGTCATCGCCAGCCCCATGACATACGCCTTGCCGTTAAGCGCAAACTGCGGGTGCAGTTCAATGCTGGAGTAAATTTTCTTACCTTCTTCCGTCAGCTTCTTCATGCGCTCAGAAGGTTCGATCTCTGCGTAAAGCGCGGTGCGCCCGGCGAGCGGGCCTTCGCTGATATCTTCAGCACTCAGCGCCGTCACATCACCCATCGCGCCGAAATCACTGCCGGGGAACGGCGAAAGGTAGTGCTCCACGTTGACGCGTGCGCCGTACACGTCCGGGCTGTAGTTTGCTGCTGCATCACGAAGGTGCTCAGGGCGAATTTCACGCCCGTCAACGGTGGCACCGGAGACAGCAACGCGGAATTTCTTACGGGCTGGTTTAGCTGCGCTAGCCATGTCGATAATCCTGTTGAGTGGTTTCTGTACGGCCATGATGGCAGAGCGTAACTTGCTGTCTCAACGAGGTTTTGTTGTCGGAGGAAGGCCAGACCATAAAGGGGGCGATAGCGGGATCGCGCGCGGGGTAATCTTCACTCCATAAACGGTGGAGGGCAGATGATACAAGACGCTTTTGTACGTCAGAGGGCAAAGCAACTTTACTGGCAGGGCTACCCGCCAGCGGAGATCGCGCGCCTGATGGGGATCAATCAGAACACAATTTACGCGTGGAAGAAACGCGATGAATGGGATGAAACACCACCCGTCCAGCGCGTCAGCCAGTCTATGGATGCCCGCCTCATCCAGCTTACGGACAAGAAAGACAAGACCGGGGGAGACTTCAAGGAGATTGACCTGCTGACCCGGCAACTGAAAAAGCTGTCTGACGGACAACCGGCAGGGACTGGCGCGGGCAAAAAGCCGCGCAAGCGCAAGCTGAAAAATCACTTCACCGAAGAACAGATCGTCGCGCTGCGGGAGAAAATACTTGATTCGCTTTCGTGGCATCAACGCGGCTGGTATGAGCAACGCCACCACCGAAACCGCATGATACTGAAGTCCCGCCAGATTGGCGCAACCTGGTACTTTGCACGCGAGGCGTTGCTTGATGCGCTGCGCGATGATGTGAAATACCCGTACCAGCGCAACCAGATATTTCTGTCTGCATCCCGCCGTCAGGCTCACCAGTTCAGGGGATTCATTCAGAAGATGGCGGAAGAGGTGGACGTTGAGCTTAAGGGCGGTGACAAAATCGTACTGAGTAACGGCGCAGAGCTGCATTTCCTCGGCACGTCCGCTGCAACAGCGCAGTCATATACGGGCAACCTGAAGTTTGACGAATTCTTCTGGGTCAGCAACTTCACCAACCTGCGAAAGGTTGCAGGTGCGATGGCAACGCTGAAGGGGCTGACGCGTACCTACTTTTCCACACCGTCTGGTGAAACCCATGAGGCTTATCCGTTCTGGACGGGCGATCGCTGGAATGAGAAACGCCCCAAGGCACAGCGCAAAGCGTTTGATGTGGGCTGGAAAACGCTGAACAGCGGGCTGTTATGCCCGGATAAAACCTGGCGTCAGATTGTCACCCTGAAGGATGTGATAGACCACGGCTGGGAATATACCGACCTTGAAGAGATTCAGGATGAAAACAGCGAGGATGAATTCCGCAACCTGTACATGTGCGAGTTCGTTCGCGATGGCGAGTCAGCCTTCAACCTTAACGCACTGATTGGCTGCGGGGCAGATGGTTATGACGAGTGGCCGGACTGGAAGCCTTTCGCGTCCAGGCCGATGGGTAATCGCCCGGTCTGGATAGGCTATGACGCCAACGGCAGCAGCGGCAACGGTGACAGCGGCGCGATTTGCGTTGTGGTTCCGCCACTGGTGCCGGGCGGTAAATTCCGTACGGTGGAAACGGAACAGGTGCGCGGCCTTGAATTTGAAGAGCAGGCGAAAGTTATCGAAAACTTCACCTTCAAATACAACGTCCAGCATGTCGGCATTGACGTGACGGGCGGTAACGGTGAAGCCGTTTACCAGATAGTGAAGAAGTTTTTCCCGATGGCGATGCCTTACACCATGTCAATGACGTCAAAGCGCGCCCTGGTGCTGAAAATGCTACAGCTGATCCGCGCCGGGCGATGGGAATATGACCGCAGCGAGCGCGCGCTGATCAACGCATTCAACTCTGTTCGCAAGGTAAAAACGCCTGGCGGATTCATCACCTATGACACTGACCGCTCGCGCGGCGTCAGTCATGGTGATTTAGCCTGGGCGAATATGCTCGCCATTATTAACGAACCGCTGGGCCAGGAGAGTGGCAGCGGCGGGTTTGCTATGGAGTTCTGATGAAGAAGCGCACCTACAAAAACAAACACACTGCCAGCAGTGGCAGTGCCGGACAGCCTGATATCTCTGACGCGCTCAGAAGCGATCCGGCGCTCAGTGCCTTTACGTTTGACGGGCCATATTCAGTAACAGACGGCTATGATCTGCTGGACAGCATGTGCTGCGTCGATAATGGCCGGTACTACGAGACGCCAATAGACTGGAGAGGGTTAACCCGTGCGTTCGCACAATCCCCGCTGCATCAGTCGGCGCTTTATTTCAAACGCAATGTGTTGACCGGGTGCTATATCCCTCACCCGTTACTCTCACGTCAGGCGTTCTCTGCGTTTGCGCTGGACTGGTTTGTCTTCGGCAATGCCTATCTTGAGCGTCGGTCTAATCGCCTGGGAGACCCGCTCAAACTTAAGCATGTTCCGGCCCTGAACACGCGACGGGGAAGCGACCTTGATACCTACTGGTTTATCCGGCAGTGGAAGGATGAATACGAGTTCAAGGCGGGCGAAGTCTGCCACATCATGAACCCGGACATTCATCAGGAAATCTACGGTATGCCGGAATATATGGGGGCGCTACTGTCCGCCAGCCTGTCACATTCCGCCGATAAGTTCCGCAAACTCTATTACGACAACGGATCCCATGCCGGATGTATTCTCTATGTCGGTTCGGAGAAGGTGGATCAGGAAAGCATAAAGGTGGTGCAAAAGACGCTGTCACAGGCCAGAGGAAAAGGCTCCTTCAAAAACGTGCTGATCCACGCGCCGGGCGGCGGCAAGGATGGCGTGCAACTGTTGCCGTTCAGCCAGATATCGGCAAAGGATGAGTTTCTTAACATCAAATCAGCAACGCGCAACGATTTGCGCGACGCTCACCGCATCCCGCCGCAGCTGATGGGCGCAATGCCGGAAGGCAACGGCTCGCTAGGTGATGTTGAGAAGGCCGCGCGCGTCTTCGCCATCAACGAAATGTTGCCAGTGATGGAGGCAATGAAGGGCGTCAATGACTGGCTCGGTCAGGAAGTGATCCGCTTTAATCCCTACGCACTGCTCAAAGACGAGTAACCCGCTCCACCCGCCGCACATCGTGTGGCGGTTCTCCTTCAGTAATTTTCAATCCCCGCATGACCGGCCACCACCTGAGCACCACTCGGCACGACCTTTAACGCCCCTCACTCAGAGCGCATGAGCGCCATTCTGCCAGGCGCAAACTGCAATCGACCCCGCACACGCCCAGAAGCAAGAAAAGGCGCTGAGAAGGAGAAATAGGCCGGAGAATGGCAATTAAAGGCATCACCTCCCGACCCTCCGTCGCGTGGGCTGTTCCCCCGTCACCTGCGCGCGACATTTGCTTCGTTTTTTGTGCATTTGCCGATCTGGGGTCAGACCGCGCCACCACAGGGCGGAAAGGGCATAAACAGCATCAAAAAAATTGTGCAAATTTGTGCACTATTGTGCAGCTCCAAAAGGCCCATCAATTTGACTACCGATTACCTTTAGGGTAATTTTGTCGTATTACTTCACTAATAAGTGAACCTTCACCAATCAGTGAACTACGAAATGCTTTCAAAGGGGGTTATTATGAGAAAAATGTTTGATGAGTTCGACGGCTTTTAAGCTGAATCTAACCTCTACGAGGCGGGGAACTTACCCCGCCTTTTTTATGGATAAAAAACATGACATTAGACGCCAATACCCTGCAAATTATCAGTAACGCCATTGTGCTTCTCGGCGTTGTCGTTGCCATCTGGACAATCATCTATAACGTCCGCACCGCAAAGAAAACTCAAACGGCTAACTTTCTATTCGAAAGTCGCCAGGATACGCAGTACATAGAGTCCCTGCATGTCCTTAAGCAAGTTCATCGTTCAGGAAAATCGTTCCGTGCTTACGTCTTTCCATGCGAAGGCAAAGCGATCACCGAAGAAGAAATGATTGAGCGTCGCAAATTTCAGTACATCCTGAACTTTTACGAAAGGGTTGCCGTGAGCATCCGCGAGGGGATTTATAACGAGCAGATGATCAAACGAACATCGTATACCACCGTGATAGAGACCTACGATATTGCCGAACCCCTGATCAAAGCCATCAGGGAGCACATCAAGTCAGAGACGACCTATCAAGAATTTGAATGGTTGGTTAAGCGGTGGAAAGCCAAACCGCTTAAGAAGAATAAGTAACTATCGTTATTGAAGAAGCCGCCAGCCAGGCGGCTTTTTTACTGCCCCGCGTCTACCTCGTTGAGCGCCACCATGATCGCCAGCCTTTCAGCAGGAGGAAGGGCCGCATATTTTGCGCGCCAGCGCTCAACTTTGCGCTTAATACGGTGCCGATCGTTGTAGTCTTTCCCGGCAAACGTGTGGGTATACGCGCGCCCTTCCGGGTAATTCATCCAGATTTTTTCTGTTCGCACGCCGCCGCGCGTCATGGCCTGAAATTCTTTGCTGCGCCAGCCTGTTAACCGTTCGTCATAAAGCTGCGATGGGTAGCCGGACAGAATAACGGAAACGTTTTTCGGCAGGCTGGCCAAGCAGGACAATAGCCGCTCATGATCGGCAACCGTATATTCATGGCGGTAGCGGGCGCGACTGGTGCGGGTTTCAAGCAGATATGGAGGATCGGAATAAACCAGCACGCGGCCATGTCGAGTAAAGTTTTCTCTTTCCAGAAAGCCTACAGCATCACCGTGATACAGATGCAACTTAGGCGGTGTTTGCCCCATATCTGACCAGCGCTCGCGCGTTAATTTAAAAGCATTTTCATCAACATCAATTCCAATCGTCCTGGCTGCAAGTGGCTTGTGAAACATTACCGCGCCACTGCCCAGGTGCGTTTCAATGTAGGTATCATGCGGTGGCATTTCAGCAATAATCTTCTGATAAACCCCACTTGCCGCTTTACTTCCCAGATAGCTCATTCTCTTTTGTCCCCAGCTGGCACCGTCATTTTTAACAACCTGCAGCACTGTTAAAAATGACGGTACTCGATGTATGGCCAACACTGCCGGAAATGACGGTATTTGCCGGAATCCGGTACCACACCGTCAAAGCTGACCATTCCGGCCATCGCGGTATTGCGGTACCACACTGTCAAAGCCGACCATGCTGATCAGCGTCTTACTTCCGCCCCGAAAATGCGGTCTTCATCCGGTTCACGAGGTCGCTTGTCTTTTTCTTCGCCGCCATCACCTGCGACGGCAGCTTATCCAGCCCGGACGCGGCACGGTTGCGCGATACCAAACGCCCGTCCTGCACGGTCATAACAAGATCACCGCACGCCACTGACGCACCGGCCATCATCGATCTGACCATTCCGGCGCTGGCATCAATCCCACGCAGCGCCAGCAGTTCACTAATCTGCTGCTCTTTCACGGATAGCCCGGCCCCGTCTTCCCGTCCGGTGGCCGTTTTTTTACGCTTACTTCGCACATCGTCACTAAGCCGCTGCGCCAGTTCTCGCTTTTCCTGCCGTGAAAGCGCATCAAAATTCACCGTCGCGCCCTCAGCTGGCACAGTCATTTCCGACTGGCCTGTAGCTTCGCTGGCGGCATGTTCAACACCGTCAGCACCTGCCGCGGGATCCCGCGTACAGTTATTGACAGAACTCCGAGGGGCGGCGCTGCCGCCTGAAAAACCAACGTCAACGGCCACACCGTCAGCGCTCTGGCGCTTCGGCACGATTTTGTATTGAGTGGTGCGGGTGAAGATCAAAGAGTCATTGCCCGTAATCGGGCAGTAAATACCAGTGATTCGCTGGACGTTATCGCCGTAGGCGTTGCCATTTTCAGTGGTTTCATAATTCAGACGGATGCGCAGCTTATCGCGCTCAACCAACGGGCCACCCTGGGCTAATACGTAGTTATCCCATTCGCCACCGTTAGCAGCCTGCCGGGCGGTTTCCAGTTCAGGGTGTAACACCAGTTCGCGATCGCCCAGGCGGCGAAGTTCGCGATATACCGTGACCGGCGCACCGCCGATCTGCTGAAACTGGCGAATAGACCAGCGTGACGCCCACGCGCTGACGCGGAGTGACATTTCTTTCAGGTCTTCCCCGGTTTCGTCGTCCTTTTCGCCATCCAGTGCAAAGCCGTCGATATTCTTCGAAATGTATTTCGCTATATAGCCGGTAGCGCTGCCGTGGGCTTCATCGATCGGCACAACCTGAAAGCGGTTTTCCTGCGCTCCCGGTTCGTTGCCGTCTTCTTTCAGAGCATGTTTACGGAAGATTTCACGCGCCTGCTCAACGCATTCCGGGCGCATAAAAAGAAGCAAATGCCAGTGCGGCGTTGCATCGTGGTGCGGTTCCACCACACGAAAACCAAAGACCCGGATACCTTTTCTCTTCCACGCGGCGCGGGTTCTCGCCCAGACTTTGCAAAGATATTGCTGCGTCTCGCGCGGTGACGCACCACGGTATTTATTATTGCGAAGGCCATTGTGCTGCATGGAGTGATAACAGGAAGGCGCTGTCAGCGTGTAGAAGTCACCGGCCAGCCCTTCCAGCTTCGCCAGTTCTTCAAATCCGCGCATTCTCGTCATGAGTTCGCGGCGACGGTTGGCCGGATTGGCAACACTGCCGGCGACTTTATCGATCAGTGAAATGCGTTCGCCCGTGTCCTGATCTTCCAGTTCCATAGCCTTGAGGTATTCACGGTTAGCCTTTTTCTGGGCCAGCCATTCCGTAAGGCACGGGGCGCTACTGTATGGGGAAGATTTTTTCTGGACATATCCCGCTGCGATCATCAAATGCTCACGCCACCGGGCATGGATACGGCGCAGGCGGTTTAACCACCACTGCGGTGACTCAAGGCGGAGAACCGCGCGTAATGCGTCCTCCGCTTCCAGTTCTTCATTGCAATACGCCGTCCAGCCGGGGATCGACGTTTTCAGATGCACCGCCAGCGACGCAATGCGGCCATAGCCAGAAAGCGCCGCGAACTCAGGATCTCCGGTGCGTACCAACTGGTGATCAGACTCGCGTATAAACTCGCTCGTAAAGATATCGGCAAGCGTATAAGCCAGTCTTTTTAACTCTTTTTTTCCCGCCCAGAGAATACGAAAAAGCTGATCGCGGATAGGCAGCAGAATACCGGGCATCACGCTGTCAGGCTGGTAAATGCTGTTTACGTTATCAATACGCGTTAATACGTGGCGCTCAAAGGTATTAACCAGCCAGTGATCTGCCGCTTTACGGTCTTCCACGTCCATTTCATCCAGCTTCGCGGCGAAGTAGCGGCGGACATACTGCGGAAGAGAAGCCAGGCGGCGACGCAGCAGCTTGCTGCGCTCCGGCTTTTCGTCTTCCGCTACCAGTTCACTGAACGCAATATGCTTACGCGTGCCGTCCGGCGTGAGATAGTCGAAACCATCCAGCCCCGGCGCTACATCAACGCCAATCGGCTGGTAAGGTTTGTTCCCGCCATAAGCGTAAGGGGTAGCATTGTCAGTGCTACCCGGATACGGTGGAGGCGGAGAAGGGGCGCGACGGCCACGGGTTGCCGTGGTCATTGCGCACAATCCAGATATGCGGCTATGAACGCTTCCGCGACCGGCGCAACGATGGCATTTCCGTAGGCGCGCAGTTGGCCCACTCGTCCGGCAACCCCATCAACCAAAGGGCTAATTCCGGGTTTAACTGGCCTCCACTTTCCATCCCGGCAGAAAAGCCAGTCAGCAGATCCCCAGAAACCGTTAACCGCATTGGTTCCACGAGCTGCGCTGTCACATCCAGCCGATCCGTTGATAACTTCCCGTTGCGAACTCTCCCGCCCTGATAACCGCCCTTCCCGTCCGTCGCTGTTGGTGTCGGCCAGCCTGCCAGTTTCACTAATTGCGCCAGACTGCTGCCGGACATACCCGGAGTAATCCCTGTTCCGCCCCGTGTCCCGTCGCTCGCACTCGGCGCAGTCCACCCCGATAAAGCCGCCGCCGTCTGCAAGTTCAATCCGCCCTCTCTCCCCGCATTCGATGGATGCTTCCATGAATTCGCTGTTGGCGTCGGCCACCCAGAAGAGCCGTTGCCGGATGTGCGGGGCACCGAAGCCCGCAGCGCAGAGATCGAAACCTGCGAAGGCATAAGCCGCGTTTTCCAGATCAGTCTGTACATCGTTGAGCCAGCCGAGGCCGTCTTTGCTCGCAACCTGTTCGCCAAAGATAACTTCAGGGCGGCACTCCGATATAAGACGAAACCATGTGGGGAAGAGGTGGCGTTCATCGTCTTTTCCCTGCCGTTTTCCACAGACACTGAAAGGCTGGCATGGGCATGAACCTGTCCAGACGGGGCGATCATCGGGCCATCCTGCACGGCGCAGAGCGTAAGACCACACGCCGATCCCGGCAAAGAAGTGACATTGCGTGAATCCTTTAAGGTCATTTGCGGTTACTTCCTCAATTGAGCGAGTGTCAACGACGCCCGGGGCGATGTGCCCAGCGTCGATCAGGTTGCGCAGCCATTGCGCGGCGAAGGGATCGATTTCGTTGTAGTAGGCAGTCATAGAGGGCGTCTCACAGTGGAATCGGGTTGTCTTCTGATTCCCAATAGCCGGGGAGCACATCGTTATCGGATTCATCTCCGCATCCGGCTGAATACCCAGCGCATGGCCCGCAGTCCGGGCAATGACCACCACCATGACGCCCGCAGCAGTCGCAGACAGGCAGCACGCCGATCACTTCTTTGGCCTTCTGGCGATTGTCTTTGTCAGTGCTGACGGAACGTTGCACGCTGATTTCGTGCATCTTGAAGGGCTGATAAATCGCGCGGGTGGCTTCGGTGTCGCTGTTGGAAATGACGACCTTCACGCCATGCTTACGGTTAACTTCCAGCAGCGCCTGGACTAACTGGCGGTGGTTGTCTTCCGTGAATGGTTCGGTGTGGTATTGGGTGAAATTGGCGGTTTCGCTGGCAGGCAGGTACGGCGGATCGCAGTAGATGGCTTCATCCGTTCCAGCCATCACTTTGAGGGTGTTTTGAAACGAGCTGCACAGGAAAATAGCTTTGGTGTCGTTGGCCTTCTCAGCGAACTGGCGGATCTCCGCCTCCGGGAAGTAAGGCGCGGTTTTGTGCTGACCAAACGGCACGTTATAACCGCCGCTCTGGTTGTAACGCACCACACCGTTGTATCCGTGGCGGTTGAGGTACAGAAACAAAGCTGCACGGGCTACATCAAGCAAGCCTTTTGTACCGTTGAAAATGCGGCGGTTCCGTAAGTATTCCTCTTTGGAATTGCCGGTAGCAAAGAGCGGGCGGGCAAGATCAATAACCAGCTTAGGATTGCTCTTTACCTCACGATATAGGCGGATCAGATCCGGGTTGATATCCGCAAGGATATAGCGGCGATAATCGGTATTGAGGAACACGGAAGCGCCGCCAACAAAAGGCTCAACGAGGCAACCGGCCTTTGGTAAATGCGGCAGCAGTTCAGGCATTACGCGGCTTTTGCCACCGGGCCATTTGAGGAGGGAGCGGGTCATAATGCCACCCCCGCCATGGCAAGGATAATGTTGCGAGTCAGGCGGCAGTCATACAGGGCACGATGTGGAACGCCGGTGTTCTCTTTGGGCCATGCATCCAGTGCGGTGGCCGCTTCGGTCAGCTTCTTCCATTTGTACTTACGGCGTAAAGCATCCCATTCGCCGTTAAACTCCGCATAGAGTCGCATTGCGCAGAATGGTGACATCTGCGGTAACGGAAGCGTTGATGACTGCTCAATCATCCGCAAATCAAATTCAGCGTTATAGGTAATCCAGTACTTACCGAGTAGTTCCAGCACAGTGGGAAGAACATCGTTCCAAGCTGGCGCATCAGCGACCATCTCGTTGGTGATGCCGTGAATGGCGGTTGCCTCTTCCGGGATGGCAATTGTTGGTTTAACCAGGGTGCTCAGCAGAACTTCACCTTTCAGGTCAACAATCGCCACTTCTACGATCTGCGCGTCAGCGCCAAGGCCTGTCGTCTCGGTGTCGATGATGCGGTAATTTCTTCTGATCCAGCGCTCCGCCACGTCGCGCGGGTATTCGGGTTGCAGGTCGTGGTAACAGGCCATATCCGCCATCTGCCACATTCTGATAATCAAATCACGGGCTTCGCGTTCCTGCTCCGGCATAGCCCACCCGGCCATTGCGCCAGTCAGCATTGCGGTGAAGAACTCATTGCGTTTGTTGCGTTCTACCATGTCACTTATCTCCATCTCGGGTGGTTAATTCACGGTTGTTTATCCAGTCCTCAAGCGAGGCCTTGATTTCATCAGCGGTGACGCTTTCCTTTTCCAGCTGGCCGACAAAAATACGAAGCAGCCCCAAAAGGTTGGCGCGTTCGTGTTTTCGTGCATTGGTGCTTATCTCTACAAACTTCGGATCACTTATTTCGTTATCCAGTTTTATTGGCTTAATCGACATGCAACCTCCTGAAAAAGGCAAAACGAATCCCCGGCAAAATGAATGCCGTTAATTAAAGCCTGCTTAATTAGTGGTTAGGGCGAGGTTTTCTTTTTATCTGCCTGAACAGCCTTTCGTGCCAGTAATAAAGAAAATCAATGAACGTCATACGTGCACGCTCATGATTCCCCCTAATCGACTTCTCAAGACCATAGACAATTAAATCTATTGTCGGGCTATCGGGTGTTATATAAATACGCGAACCATTTTTAAGCTGAACGGTAAAACCTTTTTCTGCGCTTTCAATTGATTCGCGGATCAACATTTCCCGCTCCCAAGATGTTTTCTCTTCATTAAACATGCAAGCCGCTCCCAACGATATTACAAGAGTTTCTTTAACGCTCTGACCAGAGTTGCTAACAGTCCTTTATTTATCTTACTCGTATAAACAAAAGGCTTATTCATGCCCTTAATAAAACGTACCTTGTTCGGCTCCGGCTTAAAGAAGCGACCGTCAGGGCATTCAATCCAGCCGCGTGTATTGCGGTAGTGCGTGACCTGACAACCGTGCTTTAACAGGCTGGCAAGTGATGGGGCGTTATCGTTCATATCGTGTACCTGCTACAGTTGCCTACGGGCTTTTAGTTCAACTTCTTCACGGCGGGCTTTATATTCAGCAAGCGCCTTAATTCTTTTCTGCTTAGCGTTTTCTATTCGCTGTCTGATCAGGAATTGAGTTAGATACAAAACAAGCAGAGCAAAAATAGAAAGGCCTATAATTATTTCAACCTTCATGATTCCTGCCGCTATTCAGTCGCTCAATTGTTCTCATTGCTTCAGCTAATGCAAAATCACGGCCATAATAATTATCAACATTGCCGTTATCATCCCGCTTATTAATCAGGTATGAATTACTTCTGTTAAAAGCATTGCGCGGTGATTTACGGATAGTGAAGCCGTTAAAGACATAAACGTTTTTGCTTACCTGAACCAAACCCGGAATGCTTCCAGCATGTGACCCATGTTGTGAATAGCGCTTTTTCATTTCTGCTTTTCCCTATTCCCGGCCATGAGATAGCGCATTGCGGCTATTTCGCTTCAACACATTGTGTTTGTTTCCGGTGGTGCGTCGATAAGTGGCTTTGTCGTGCATCAGTCTGTCGATGTAATGCCTTTCTTCTGGGGTGATCAGGGCGCGGCAATGCGCAACGGCATCCCAATACTCTTGCAGCATGATGAAACGTTTTGGGCGCTTTGAACCTGGCATACCTTCGCGATGAACTGGAAGCTGTGCGCGATCCATCAAGTTGCGAACTGATTTGAGTGTGCGCCCGGTCAGATAAGCGAACTCAGCTGGTGTAACGAAAATCTGTTTTTGCAGTTCTTCGGTATTCATATCCCGGATGCTTTCAGCCTGCGCGGTGGTCATTTTGCAAGTGCGAGCAATGCGGGCATTGTCTAGCGGAAATTGGCGTAAATGTTGAGATCCCGCCGTTAAATCAATTTCTCGTGATTGTGTCATTTGTTAGACTCCCTAATTACCGCTTATTGAGGCTTGATAAGTCCAATTTGCGGAATGTGTTACATGTTGTTAGTTACGCAACCTGTGACTTGTTATGTGTAAATATGACGAGAACTCATCATCGTGTCAATCTCACAAGGTGAAAAACTAGGCCTAATTCGGGACTCTGAGCGTTTATCGAAGAGGCAACTTACTGATTTGGTAGGATTAAATTACTCAACATATGTTGGGTACGAATTAGGGCGAACGAAAATGACGCTGGAGTCTGCAATTAAGCTGTTTGGACACCCCCGTTTTCATAAGTATCAAGACTGGTTTATGTATGACCGGATCGACCCAAACCGGGGCCAGATCGCACCGGCTCTCGCACACTATGGGCAAGAAACAACGCAATCAGACCCCTCCGGGAAACAGACTGGCTAACGATATATAAACATTACATTTTCACTATTTGTTACCAGGATAGTGAACTGACGATCGGAGGGTCTTCTTATGTCCGTTAAGAAACTCGAAGATGGTCGCTATGAAGTGGATGTAAGGCCGCGCGGGCGTGATGGAAAACGCATCCGGCGGAAGTTTGACAGAAAGGCAGATGCGCACGCATTTGAACGCAGTATCATCGCCAAATTTCAGAATCATGACTATCTGAATAAACCGGCAGATAAACGAAAACTAAGTGAATTTATCGCGCTTTGGTGGCAGTTGATCGGGCGAAACAAAAACTATGCGAACCGCAGATTAAGTGCGGTTAACTGTATTTGCCAGGATATGGGCGACCCTATGCTGTACCAGCTTGATGCACGCTGCATTATTGATTACCGGGCATACCGGCTGGAGCAGGGGATCAAGGCCTCAACGATAAATCATGACCTTTTCGCCTTGAGTGGGATTTTCAAGTCAATGGCGGAGATCGACGAGTTCCACGGGGAAAATCCCGTGACTTCGGTATCCGCCTTGAAAGAACCAAAAACCGAAATGTCATACCTGACTCAGACCGAAGTTGATCGGCTTTTGTCGCTATGTTCTGGGGATTACTATCGCATTGCGATTTTGCTGCTAGCTACCGGTGCGAGGTGGGGGGAGGCATACAATCTGAAAGCGGAAAATATTGTCGGTAACAGGGTTATGTTTACCCTGACAAAGAACGGCGAAAGGCGCGTTGTTCCGATATCGGATGATATCGCCAGGATAATTAAACACAGGGAATCAGGGCGGCTTTTCCGGGTAAGTTACAAGACGTTCCGCTTGAGGATGAAAGAAGCAAAACCTAATTTGCCAGATGGACAGGCGGCCCATGCTTTGCGGCACACGTTCGCGACGCACTTTATGATGAAGGGGGGCAACATCATTGCCTTACAGCGGATCTTGGGTCATGCGGATATTTCTCAAACGATGGTTTATGCGCACTTCGCACCAGATTATTTACTGGACGCTGTGAGCTATAATCCTCTCAGCGGAATGTCCACATTGTGTCCACACTCTGGAGGCAAGGCGGGGGATATGAGGGTCAGTTAAGCATGTAAAATCCTGATTCGGCGCAGTACCTTACAGGGCTGCGCCTTTCAGAATCCCACCATCAAGGGGAAGGTCAAGGGGGAAATGTGAATATCAGTGATGTTGCCAAAAAAACCGGATTGACCAGCAAAGCGATTCGTTTTTATGAAGAGAAA